TCTTTCTTTGAACTTAAGAAGTTTTAGAATATTATTAAATTCCTCTTCAATAGTTTTTCGAAGAGAAGCACTCTTGATGTTCTTTGTGTGAATTTTGACAGGATATTCGATAGTGTCGTGGACTATCGCTTCAGATGTGATATCGTCAACGGCAATCTCCACTTCTGGATGCATCACCATTTCACGATATTTGTTTATAAGTTCTGAGTCCGACTTAGCATTATTTTCCAATTCTAAGTAGGTTCCGGAGAACCCACTCTGAATTGTTAATGCACCGTCATCGGTTTGATCTTCTCTAGGGACAAAGGAACGAACAGGTTTGTTGTCCTCCGAATTCCTAGATATATTGAAACCAAAAAGTTTAATCGCCATTTAACATCACCTTTAAATCTACACAACTATTTATAATGAAAAAATAGTTGTATAGATTGGGGAAATATTAGATGCTTACGCTGACCTGTAGGCCTCCTGCTGCTTCTTCATGCAACCAGAAGTCATATGCAAATGTGCAAGTAAACTCTTCGATCTGGTCATTAGAATCCCAAGCAAGTTCTACTGCACCAAGTTCTGTTGGGAAAATACCAACAAACTTATATGTCGCAATAACTGCGCCGTCTTTTCCATAATGAACGACTTTAGAATCTCTGTTCTTGTAAGTTGTTTGATTGTTAAACTGCAAGTTTGATGCGTGGTCGTTGATACCGCCCATCCAGTTTTCCAATGAAGTTCTTACTGAGAAATCTTCGTCATTAAGAATTGTAACAGTCCAAGGTTCGAATGTCCTATTTCCGGCAAGTCTTACTTGTCTACCGAAATAAGGAACATCGATTGCAGGAATAGTTGAAGCCGGCAACTGAGCAGCTCTACAATGAAAACGGAATACGTTATCCGCAGAACCGTCAATTGGGTTTCCAACTTCCACTTCGAATAGGTTAGGTCTTGCCCCACCGTTTCTCAGATTTGATTTGAATGATGCGATATCAAACGCCATTGTTTTCTCCTAAATTTTAACTATATTTATAACGATTACTATACAGATCCAACAATTTCTTCAAAATCTGTTCCAGTTCTTGTAGCAACAAAGTTTAACTGGATGAAGTTGATAGACCTAGCAGGTTTAATGAAGATGTCACCAACAAACTCATTACTGTCAACAACTTGAGCAGTATTATTTGTTGAGTCACAAACAACCTTAAAGTCAAATATACCTCTACGACCCTTTACTTCTCGTAGGAAAGGTTCGACCAGAGATACAAATTGTGAACGTGTGAATTCATCATTCATTTCGAACAAAGTAAACTTAGATGCTGTTGCAATAGTCTTCTCTAGAACAATAAACAATCTTCTTACATTAATTCTGTCAAAGGCACTTGGTTTAGTGGTGAACGTCTTGTCACCATAAAGAACTGTACCTTGGCCTGGGAATGTAACAACTGGGTTTAGAGCCTTTCTGTAAAGATCGTCTCTGTTTGCCTTTGTTTGTGTCCAAGCAGTCTTAACAACATTCTTGATAACTCCACGGTTGAAACCAGCAGGAGAGAACCAAGGATCTCTTTCACTATCAGTTCTTGCCATAAGACCAGCGATGTCTCCGTTTAAAGGAACCCATCGATACTTATCATTGTACTTGTCGTATTGATACTTGTAGTTTGAATCTACAAATGCATAATTGCTGTTACTTGTCATTGTAGAAGTGAAATAACTAATAACGTCAGATGCTGGAGATGAGCCTGCACAATCTACATATCGTGCAGATATCAGAGCGACTGCATCTCTTCGACCAGCGGCAACTGTGTCGATGATATGTGTTTGTACTGTATTGCCGTCTGTAATATCTCCCCACTCTCCAGACATCACTAAGGCAACATCTGTAGTTTCTGAATCTTCAAATACGCTATATCCAGAAATTGCTTCTCCGGCAGTTGGAACAGAACCTTCCGATCCACCAGAAAATTCTACATATACTATAGAACTTAAGGTTGCAAATGTTGTTCCTAGAGATGGTGTTCCCCAGTTTGTACCTTCTGTGGTGTGGTTTACTGCAAATATATAATCGGAATATTCGTTTACATAGTCTATATAGTAAATATTTGTTCCGTCTTCGAGCTTTCCATCAGATGCTTTTGATAAGAATGAAAATTTTTCAATAACTTTATCTGTTCCAGATTCAGAAGAACATACAAGGATATGTACTTCTCCAGTGACTGGGGCTCCAGAAAATTCATTTTGCAGCGTTGATGATAAACTAGAGAATGTTCCGGAATCTACCATATAAACTTTTAAAAAATTACCATGCGGGCCCGGAGTTCTTGCAACAAATTCAGAACCACCGGCCTGACCGGATCCAAACGCAACATCACTTTCAGTCCCAACTAATACTGGGGTATATGCAAATGACGTAACTGTTGGGCCCTTGACTGTAATTGTGATATCACTTGTCGGGGCAGTTGAGAAGTCAATTGATTGACCACTAACAGTAAAATCAACACCAATACTAAATCCGTCCACTTCTACTGTGTCATTTGCCCCAACTGTTTGAGAAACTTCAAATTTACTTCTCGCGGGAACATCTACAAGAATAGTTCCGGTTGGAGCCGATCCAAATGTCAAAGTTGTTCCATCACCTGTAAAGTCTGTAGTCGCAGTTCCGTCCACAGTTACCGTGAGAGTTTCGTCGTAAGTAACTCTAGATAAGGTAAATGTTGTATCTGCGCCGTTACCAGTGAATGTTTCTCCACTTATTGCAGAGACAGCAGTTCCTGTTTCTGTTGCAAGAGTAGGAGTCGATGTAGTAGGGACTCCTGCGACTGCGTTTAATGTTCCACTTCCGACAACTCTAGAAACTTGCAAGTTCCCAGCATATGCCAAGAAATTCGCAGCGGTGTAAAAAGATCTATAGTTTTGGTCTGTTGGTTTACCAAAAACTTGCGCCAATTCAGTTTCACTAGAAACCGTAACTATTTCACCTACTGGGCCTTTTGCAAATTGACCCACCAAAGCACCTACGGATACCGCAGCTGCTGGAGTGGTGGTAGTTAGGTCTACTTCTGATACATTAACGCCGGGACTTACTTGAAATGGCATTTTATCATCTCCTTAAAATTTATCATAAACTCATTAGTTTAAGTATATTCTTCTTTGATTAATATTTATAAAAAAAGTGTTTTTTAATAATCTCAAAGACTATTTTCGACAACCTGCCAGACTTGACCTTCATCGTCTGAAAAATTCTCAAATTCTGCACCATCTTGGATGTACCCAAACGGCGTCATATTCTCTTCTAACATACGAATTCTTTCTTCGTAAATCTCCTTTCTGGTGTCTAAATCGGACAGTTCTCTGAAGTAATGATCTGTGACCATCCAAGAGAATAACATCAC